TTGTTGCCCTTGATATGGCGCTGTGTATCGCCACAGGCAAACCATACCATGAACTTGAGGTGCAAAAAGGTAGCGTTGCCTATATCGCAGGGGAAGGGCATGCAGGGTTCGCTAAACGTGTCGCAGCTTGGTGCAAGAACTTCAAACAAGACCTAACAGGCGTACCATTCGCCAAAAGCAATCGTAGTGTAATCCTGAACGATCCAGACAGTGAACTACACCTATGCAACGAGCTAGACGCCCTCCAAGAGCAAATAGGCAAGCTCAACCTCATTGTACTCGACACACTCAGTAGAACACTTGAGGGCGAGGAAAATAACCAAAATATGATGGCTTATGTCCAAGTCTGTGACAGGCTCAAGGACCGCTATCAAGCCACTGTGATGATCGTTCACCATATAGGCCACCAGAATAAAGATAGAGGGCGTGGTGGGTACGCTTTGCATGGCTCGTTGGACTCTGAATATCGGGTGGAACAATGGGGTGATTTCAAAATATTACTCACACCCACCAAGATGAAAGATGAAGAGAAAAGCGAACCACTGGCGTTTATGAAGTTGTCTATGTCTTTGGTTGATGCTGATGGTCAGGACACAAGTTCACTCGTGCTTGAAATGACACCAGATAAGCCATTGGATAAAAAATCACCAGACTACGGTGAACAGGTGGTCAAAGAGCAATTCGATAGAATGAATGATTTCGGCGAGGTAAGCAGATCTGACCTCAAGGAAGCGGTTGCATTGGAGCTAGAATGTTCTCAAAGAACAGCAAATAGACACATAAAACGAATGATCGATCAGGGTGTTCTAAAGCTCGAAAAAGGGGTTATTTTGGAGGCATTTGGGTGATGGGTGAATATCCGTTCGAAATTGGGCTAGGACACGCTCAGGACACGAGAATTTTAAAGCTAAAGTGGCTGTGTCCTGATGTCCCAGACGGTGTCCTGAAAAAAGTCAATAAAAACAATATACTTAGCATGCTCGGGGACACGGCTAGGACACGGCTAGGACAAGGTGAGGTTATTTTGGGACATCTCAGGACAACAGGACAGTATTTATATACTGTCATGTCCTGTCCCGAAACCTTGACCCGAAAATCGTCTGATTTTGCTGAATTAAAAGAAAAGGATTTTTTGGCTACGGTGAATGAAATTCAATGTCTTGGAATGTTGGAGGGAATTGCCAATCGGAGAAAGATTTTAAACGCACCTAATCTGACGAAATATAAGGCATGGCAAATAGAAATGATTAAACGGAGAAAATGGGAATTAGAAAATGAGTGATGAAGCAATTCAGGTTTTGGAGAACTGCAAAGATATATTAATACAACGTGGTGGAGAACACGGACACGCTGATGAATTGTTCAAACGGTTGGCAGTCAGATGGACTATGCAACGTGGCGAGAGAATAACAGCAAGTCAGGTAGCGATGTATATGGTGGAGTTCAAACTAGGTAGAAACGATCTGAACTGGCGTGAAGACAATATCCTGGATGCGATCAATTATTTAGCATTAGCATTAAGTTTGAGGGCAGAGAATGTCGAAAAGCAAGAAACCGATCCACACGCCTAGTGATTTTGGCACACGAGAGCGTTTGCAGCATACTTCAGGTATCGCTTACGAAAATACAGATAAGCGTCTAGGAAGCCCTAAACGGATGCGTGTGACGGTCCAGACACCGCTAGATAGGTATTACTCTCGTGAACAGATCAATAGACGCCAGTTTGAGGCCGGAATGAAGTTGTATGCATTGTGGCGTAGGGCAGGGAGAGCACAAAAGCTTACAGCGAGTTATGATGCAAATATAGTGGATGGGACACGCGGGAACGATGATCAAGGGCATGATGCGTTTTCTGATTATCTTGCTGCACTTAGGACAATCGGTAAAGATCTATCAGACGTCGCACAATGGGTGGTTGTCGAGGGAGCTAGTGCTAACGAATGGGCAAAAGAACAAGGCCACGATCCTAAAGGGGGTATAGTGGCCTTGCGTTTATGCTTAGATGCACTTGGTGATGTGTTCGGGATGCCTAGAGGTTAAGGCAGAAAGATTTTTTACTATGGTTTTACTTATAAATATCAATCGATATATAACTATCGTCGTTAAAGCTTAAACTATGTTGTTTATAGCCCACAGTTTCAAATATCGGGTGTCCATGCTCATTTTTCATAACACGTCCATTCTTATGCTTTTTGGGCTGTCTGTCTGGTTCGCTTATCTCAACGTGAAGATAGGTTTCGCAATCATCTAGATCTATTGCGCCGTCAAAGGTTACATTGAGTCTATCCTCAATTGCTTGCATTAAATCGTGGTAAGTGAATTTTATTTCCATAGTTTACCAACTCCCATCAATTAACTGTTCTAATTGTCTTTCCAATTCGATGCGAACATCTGAAAAAGAAAACATATTTTTTGCAAATTGTTCATTTAATTTATGTTGCATTGGCCCATTGGTATTTGCATGTTCTTCCACAATATACCTACATGCACAATCCAAGACAGATAAGGCTGTTTGCACTTGTTCTATTGTTAGATTAGTCATAGTTTATTTTCCTTTTCTTTTTGTAAAATAGTCACTTCAGTTTTTAACGCTGCAACTTGAAACGTTAATCTTTCAATTCTTGTTGCCGCGTCCATTATATCGCGTGATAGCTTTGGTAATTCTTGCTCAAGGTCTGAGGTAAAGTCAGTCAGTCTGTTGATGCTTACTTGCATTGTCTTGATCTCTCATGAGCAATGCGTCCTAGCTTATTGGCTAATTTATCCAGGTCACTAGCCAGGATGCGCTCATTATCAGCTAAGACGCTATACAAGATCTTGCACACCATCGAACTTGGTAAAGCTCTTGCTGCACGTTCTAACAAGATTATGGGTGCAGTGTATGGTCTTGGTTTAAGCTCTATAGGTTTACGAAAGTGGATCATTATATCACCTAAGTTAGAATTGAGATTGCAACAAAGAACGTTGCAAAGATTAAGATTGCGCCCACCCAATCAGTGAGCGCTGTTTGTTTGATTATGGTCATGAGTTCAGAGAGAGGCATTAGTTTCATCCGTTAATCATTTTTAAATAATCACGATATGGCATCTCCATTGATTTAGGCATTATTGGCCCTTGGAAATCATGAGGAAATGGCCTCCTATTGCGCTCATATTTTGCACAAAATTCAATTGTTTCTTCTAATAATAATTTTGTGCTATCGCGTAACGTTCCATCCTTATAAGCTTTTGTCGTTAATAATTGGACAAGCAATCTTTGTTTTTCACGTATTCCCTTCATTATGCTGCCTCTTTCATTACTATTATTGACGAACTGTTAAGAATAAATTGAGAAGCTTTCTCAGCTAGACTGCAAGCTTTCTGGATAGCTTTTGGTTCATCTTTTAAACACTGCATCCAATTATTAAGATAGATTGCATGATCTTCTCTTGGTGTAGCTTCAACACCAGTGATGCCACTAAGCATAGCACCACCTAATTCGGCTATTAATTCCTCAAATGCGTATTTATCAGAACCAAAACGAGTATTAAGCTTTCTATCTTCTCTTGTCTCGTGGCCTGTCCAGTGCACTAGCTCATGAAACAATGTCCCATAATAACCTTGTGCATCATTAAATTGTGCTTTGTTTGGCATATGGATGGAGTCGGTTGATGGTCTATAAAATGCACTGTTAGAGTTATCTAAAGTGATATTAGCACCAATTGAATTAATGAACTGGTCAACGTCGTTTATGTTGCTCCACTGTTGGTCAAACTCTTCAATATCATCTTCTAACCAAGATCCATTCCAATTCTCAACTTGATCACTATTAAAGACAGTATAAACCTTGGCACATGGCAAAGCCTTGTCTTTGTCTGTGTCCTTATCTTTTACAATTACTGTTGTATAAAATATTACTTTGTAACCTTTAGAACCTTTTTTGACATTAGCGCCTAAAGATTTCCATTGCTTAAAAGTTCCAAATACTGGTGAATTATGGCTATGGATTGCCATAGACAATCCAAGGCTAATTCTGTTAATACCAGTGTAAGGTCTTTTCTTTGCACTTGTTGGTTGGCCGTGAACCCTAACCGCATCTTTCCAAGGCTTTGTCCAGTTTGTGCCATGCTCATTCATCATCGTAATGACAGTTTGAGCTATCGCGTTTAATGCTTCATTTGCTTTTGACATTATGACAACTCCTCTACACCTTGAATGAAAGCTGAAACGTAGTCGTAGACCTCTCGTTTAGTTCCTCTTGGTGATATGTCAGAGGCACCGCTACCTGAATTGCACATGCGTTCTAAACGATAGCCGCCATACGCAGCGCCAATATAAAAGACTCGTGGGTTTGGTGCCCATTCTCCGTTTGCTTTCTTGCTGTAAGACTCTGTTGACTGTCCTAACAGTTTATTTAATAGGTCAACTTTTCCATTTAACATTTTGTTTGTTATGCGTTCCATTATCTGTTTTCCTTCCACACTAATTCATTCAGATACGAATACGTTAAAGAAAATGGGCTAAACTGTCAATATACTAATTGATTATTTTATTCGTTTAGTTATAAATTATATGAATATAAAATAAATAGTGAGGTAAAACAGTTGGTTAAAGAAAATAAGAATAGTGTTGGGCGTCCAAAAGGTACTGGAACAGGTCAACAAATCACAGCAAGATTAAGGAAAGAAATCTATTCTGCGTTACACATTACAGATAAACGCGGTAAACCAGTTGATTTCCTCATTGCTGATCAATTGGAGAAAGACGCAAGCGGTACAATATCCAAGCTATCAAAGCTTTTACCGCAAGATGTAAACGTTACTGGTGCGGGTTCTGAGTTCGCATTAGCTTTGCAAGATGTGGCCTCTCGGATAACTGAGGCAAACCGCATTTTAGACGCAAAAGAAATACATTTACCTGAGCAGGGTAAAGGCGAAAGCATACAAGATGCTGATATAATTGAACATTTTGATTTTACGCCGGAACCAATAGAAGAAAATGTTCCTAAAGCTAAGAAAAAATCAGGCAGACCGCCAAAATTCTTGTCAAAATTGCGTTGACCCCCCCCTGCAAAAAAATCACGGGGGCGTGTATATATGTATATACCCCCACACATAGCCGACTAATATATTCACAAAGGCATATTGACAGAAGCCTTCATAACTGCTAGATGAATATACAATGGGTTATTACCCATTTAGTCATAGTTTACCTCTCGTGCTCGTACCTCTCTTATTTTGACGAAAACCTGGTACTGCTCGTTACCCCTGTTGAGACAGACCCACACTGTCTGTTTCGCAGGGGTTTCGCTTTCTACCACCCCCCCCCTTGTGGTAATTTCAATGTAAAGTACCGTATGCACCAAAAAAATTCTGCTAAATCCACTGCTGACATTTTGCTTCAGCTTCATGGCGATCCTGTGCTCTTTGTGCAGTCTTGTCTTGGTGCGGAGCCACAAGAATGGCAGAAGCAAGCCTTAAACGCTGTCAGGGATGATCCCCGCGTTGCTGTGAAGTCCTCACACGGCGTTGGTAAGTCTGCTTTGCTGAGTTGGGTTATACTGTGGTACATGATTACACGTTCTTGCCGGATTGTGTGTACTGCCAACTCTGCTAATCAGTTAAATCAGGTGTTATGGGCTGAGATCCAGAAGTGGGCCAGAAAGATGCCCAAGGGTTTACAGAGCCAACTTGAGATCACCAGTGATAAGATCGCGGTGAAGGGTGTAGACTCAAGCTGTCACGCTCGCGTGTCGAGAAAAGAGAATCCGGAGGCGCTTCAGGGCTTTCACCACGAGAGGTTGCTTTTTGTTATCGACGAATGCTCTGGTGTGGATGATGTGATCTTTGAGGTAGCGCAGGGTGCGTTATCTACGGAAGGCTCCAAGATCCTTATGGTGGGCAATCCCACACGTAATACTGGTTATTTTTATGACGCTTTTCATAAGAGTGCTCATCGTTGGAATAAGATGACGGTGAGTTGTTATGACAGTCCGTATGTGAGTGAGGACTTTATTGAGGAGATGAAGTCTCAATATGGTGAGGATAGCAATATTTTCCGCATACGTGCTCTTGGTGAGTTTGGTGAGGATAGTAACGACACGTTGATTGGTAGGCACATTGTTGAGTCTGCCATTTCGCGTGAGGTTGATCCCATGAATATCTAGCTTATTTGCGGACTGGACGTGGCTCAGTATGGAAATGACAGTTGTGGGCTTGCTAAGAGGCAGGGAAACGTCCTTATGGAGCCTGTTAAGTCTTGGCAGGGTAAAGACCTTATGGAGACTGTGGGCTTCGTTCTGACGGAGTATGAGGCCACGAGCTTTATGGAGCGTCCTGTTGAGATTTGTGTAGACAGCATTGGGATAGGCGCGGGTGTGTGTTCTAGGCTTCAGGAGCTTGGATTACCTGCTAGGGCGATTAACGTTGCTGAGAGTCCTAGTTTGGGCGCACGTTATCAGCGTTTACGTGATGAGTTATGGTTTAAGTGTCGTGAGTGGTTTGAGGCGCGAGATTGTTCGATGCCGGATCAGGAAGAGTTGGTCAATGAGCTAACTGCGTTACGCTTTAAGATTTTGTCCTCTGGTAAGTTTAAGGCTGAAGGTAAGGACGAGATGAAAAAGCGTGGTTTGCGCTCTCCTGACTTAGCTGATGCGTTTATATTGACGTTTGCAAGCCAAGCCATGAAAGCGGCGGGTTCGGTAGATCATTATAGTTTTTCTGGTGATTTGGAGTACGGCAACAACAGTTGGATTGTGTAATGGCATTAGCGAGTAGGGTTAAGCGGCTCCCAAGTGGGCGTGTTCAGTACAACGGCGAGACATTTCCTGGCTTTAACAAGGCTCAGCGCACCCCAGGTGGATCTAAGAAGTTCAAGGTTTTGGCTAAAAAGGGGTCAAACGTTAAGAAAGTGACCTTTGGTGATCCGAATATGAGCATTAAAAAAGGGAACAAGTCTAACAAGGCGAGTTATTGTGCTCGTTCTGGTGGGATTAAGGGTAAGGACGATAAATTTTCTGCAAATTATTGGTCACGCAGAATGTGGGATTGTTGAGGTGAAAACATGCAATATATGAAGATGTATAGTAGGCCAAAAGTCAATAAAATGAAAGAAGTAGCAGACGCAGTTGATACTATGGTGGATGAAGTTAAGACCGCTGCAAAGTCAACTAAGAAGCGCAGACCTTCCTACAAGGCGCGAATGGCTAAGACGCAAACTGGAAGGTATGCGTCTGATGCCTAAGAAAGCACCTGTTCCAAAGAATAAGCAGCTTTATTCTCGTGTGAAGAGTGAGGCTAAGAAGAAGTTTAAGGTATACCCTAGTGCGTATGCAAATGCGTGGTTGGTGCGTGAGTATAAGAAGCGTGGGGGTACATACGCTTAATGGCTAAGTATCGCGGCGGTTTAACCAAATGGTTTGCGGAAGATTGGCGTGATGTAAAAACAGGTAAGCCGTGTGGACGCAGCGGTAAGAAGGACAAGGGGCGTCCTTATCCGGCGTGTAGACCCGCAAGTAAAGCAAGGACAGCCAAGGCTAAAAAGGCTGCAAAACGTAAGACAAGTTCAACCAGAATTAGTTGGGATGTTTAGAAAGGAATTGTGATGCCAGGATATCATAAGGGTAAGAAAAAGGGCGGCAAGAAAAAGTAATGCCTAAAATGGATGATGAGCGTTTTCGCAGTGCCTTACAGCATGAGATACAGAGCGCGGTAAACTATTACGACAGTGAGTTTTCACAAGATCGTACAGATATACTTAGCTATTATCTTGGTGAGCCATTTGGAAACGAGGTCGAGAACCGTTCTCAGGTGGTTGCTACGGAAGTCTCAGATACGATTGAATACATTATGCCGTCTTTGATGAAGATGTTTACATCCTCACCGGAGTTTGCACCCTTTCCCTTTCCCATCCTTCTCCTTCCTCT